AGGTATGCGCGCAGGCACTTGCACAAAATTGTGGGAATTTCAACATCAAGTTTCTTTTCGAGATTCGGGTCCGAATCATTGTCTGCAATTTGACGACCAAAATTGATTGTGACCAAACGACGTAGGATAGACCCCGAGTTGTCCTTCCAATTTGGAACCTCATTTCCACCCAGGATACCAGGCGTCTTCCACTGAAACGTCAGAGCCGTGTCAAACTTGCGCGCGATGCTCACATCCTCACCGGACACGAGCGACTGAAACTCCGCCTGTTCGAGCTGAAGATCACCCTTGACCTCTGGCGAGATGAACATGAAGCCGTTATAGATGCTCGAAAGCCCAAACTTCTTTTCGATGTTGTTCGAAAGGACGGACACATCCTCCGTCTCGTAAAACTTGCGACACACCTTGGTGATGAGCGTGGACTTGCCCGACCGCGCGATACCCTTGAGGAACGGAATCACCTGCCAGCCGTCAATCTCATTCACGTCGAAACACAGACGCCCCATGAACACATAGATCCACTTGGCAACATCCGACTCGAGTTTCTGATAATCAAGTACGCGCTGCATGTTAGGTGTTGGAATGTCCCACCAATCTTCAAGCTCGTCGTAAGGACTAAAAGGCGCGTCAAAGTACTTGCAGCTCACAATGGTCGGGTCAAGCTCACGGAAATCATGAGAATTGTAATCATAAAACTTAATTTTGTACTGTTTCTCGGTTTCATTCCAATCCTTACCGATGAGTAGCCCATTCTGAAACGACCACACGTGACGATCCTTCTTAATCTCTGGAAACTGGAAATCCTTGCAGTTTGTCAAGTGCTTGACCACATCAGAAACCAGGTTTCCACGACTTGTCAAGTTCTTCCACATGTCAGGCTCATCCTCCTTTTGCGTGACGTCATAAATGTAATCCTTGATCTCTTTGACGATTCTCCACGCTCGTGTATTGCGAATCTGGATACAGCACTGACCCTTGTAGCGGCGGTATCCCTCGTCGTACGCTCTATGAAGGAGATATAGAAGAATCTTTTGATATGGAGTCATGTCATCATCATCCTTCAGACTCGTGTCAGTATTGTCAATTGCAAGGGTGGGGTTGTTTATTCTGTTGTGTCTGCGCTCCCATATGCGGTACTGGTCGAACATCTCCTTGCGGTCCACGATGAGTCGCCGAACTCGAAATTCAAGAGTAAATTCGTCTCCATTCAGGTCTTTGCTCGGCGTCTTGTTTGCTCCAAGAGACTCTATGCGAGTCAGAAGGGTTCTACAACTGTTAACAAACCGATCCTTTCTAATTTTGATGTGTTCATGTTCATAATTTTCAGGATATTTGTCCTGATCCCTCTGCTGATTCTCAGGGAAGAGAACAAATGCCCACATCTTTTCAGAAGCGAGTGTATTCCCACGAATGTCAAACCCCGCATCCTTTTCTGCTTTTGAGATGCAAGTTTCAAGCTCCTCGACTGTCCATGTATTGATTTCATTTGTTTGATTTGCGATTCTAATTTCTTCTTCGTGTTCGGGTGTTACATCTTTTTGAATTGTGTGGACCTTTCGAGTGCTTGCCATTGATAAAATGACGCGAGACTTTTTTAAGGCTCAATAGGCTCTTATTAAACTTGAACCGAAATTGTCGAGAGACTGGTTTTTAGGCGGGAGCGGGAATTCCAACTGGCGTCACGGGAACCATCTTGCTCAATGAAGCCGCAATCTTGACCAAAATCTTGTTCTGCATCTCGAGCTGGAGAGCAATCTTCTCGGTCGCATCCTTGGTTCCCGACAGAATGGTCGCAATTGTATCGCCTTCCTCAGTGGCGAGCAGACTCGCGAGCGCCTCGAACATATCGGGTCCATCCTCGAACTCCTCCTCGTCGAACTCATCCTCCTCCTCCTCCTCTGGGGGTGGTGGCATTGGGGTCTTTGGGGGCAGTGAGCGACGCTGAGACATTTGTACTAATGATGTAGAAAATAGGTCTCAATTAAAATCGCGAGTAATACTAAAATGCCTGGTGGAGCACTGCTTCAACTCGTCGCTTACGGTGCTCAGGATGTGTATCTGACTGGCAAGCCAACAGTCACTTTTTTTCAGTCGGTGTACAAGCGCCATACCAACTTTGCAATTGAGGCAATTCCCCAGACTCTTTCTGGGCAGCCCAACCCCGGCGGTCTCGTCTCCGTGACGCTTGCTCGCACGGGCGACCTGATTGGTGACATGTGGGTCGTTCTCCAGCCTACCCCCACATCTTCAGGTCAGCTGACATCCAACAATTCCGTCGCTGACATGTGCTGGGTTGCCGAGCGTGCTTTCAACTCTATCGAACTCTTTATCGGTGGTCAGTCGATTGACAAGCACTACCAGCTATGGTTCCGCCTGTACGCAGAGTGCTTCCTGGATGATTCAAAGAAGTGCAATTACGGAAAGCTCACTTCCCTGCCCGTCCCCAACAACGTGAACCAGACTTCGACCGGTTATGTCTACCTGCCTTTGATGTTCTTCTTCAACCGCAACCCCGGTCTGTACCTGCCACTGATTGCACTGCAGTACCACGAGGTGCGCATCGATTTCACAATTAGCGCCAACTATGCCAATTACTTCGGCACTAACCCACCAACTGTATGGGCAAACTACATGTACCTGGAGAAGGAGGAGCGTGACAAGTTTGCCACCAAGAACCAGGAGTACCTCATCGAGCAGGTCCAGTACGTGAACGGCGACCCAGTCGGAAGTTCCAGCGAGAACACGCCAAGCGTCATCCGCATGCAGTACAACCACCCAGTAAAGGAGCTCATTTGGGTTTACCAGAACTCGGCACCCAACTCAAACCCCAACGCCATGTGGAACTTTTCGTCTAACGTGGCAAACGTGAATGTGACCATTAATACTAACAATTTGGCTCAGTCTGGTGCTCTTACACAGCCCCACAATACCGGGTCTCCAATGCTGTATATCCCATCCGTTCTTTCGGCTCCACTTTATTCGACCGCAGCTGGTTCCGTTGCCCAGAACGGAACTATTTTTGCTCAGTCCAACGTGCTCACAGGCAACGTTCTCTGGGTCGAGGCAGGTCTGCCACAGTACGGCACTGCCAACGTAACGTACGGGCAGGAGGTGGGTCCTCTGCACAAGTTCAAGTTGATTCTGAACGGCACCGATCGTGCTGCCGAGCAGTTTGGCAAATGGTACAATCAGTACCAGTCTTACCAGTACCACACCGGTCACCCCTATCCAGGTATCTACGTATACTCATTTGCCCTCAAGCCTGAGGAGCTTCAGCCAAGTGGCGCTTGCAATTTCAGCCGCATAGACATGGCGCAAGTGGCGGTCAGCCTCAAGACGGGAATGCCCAACGGTCTGGTTCAGCAAATGTTTGCCGTCAATTACAACATCCTGAGAATTGCATCTGGAATGGGTGGTCTCGCTTTTGCAAATTAAATTGGTCTAAATTTTTTTCTTGTAATATAGTACAAAATGGCCGGTGGACTTATGCAGCTCGTTGCTTACGGTGCTCAGGATGTGTATCTGACTGGTCAGCCCGTGGTGACCTTTTTCCAGGCTGTGTACAAGCGCCACACCAACTTTGCTATGGAGAACATCCAGCAGACGGTGAACGGTACCCCCTCCAACTCCGGTCGTGTGTCCGTGACCATTGCCCGCAACGGCGATCTGGTCGGCAACATGTACGTTCGCCTGCAGCCCACGCAGCTGAACACCTCTAACCTGACCTCCACCAACACCAACATTGACATGTGCTGGGTGGCTGAGCGTGCCATCGCAGCCGTTGAGTTGACCATCGGTGGTCAGCGCATCGACAAGCACTACCAGACCTGGTTCCGCCTGTACGCCGAGACCTTCCTGGGCGAGAGCGACAAGATCAACTATGGCAAGATGGCATCCAGCCCCGTCCCTACCGCTGATGCCACCAACGTGAACAGCGTGTACCTGCCCCTGCTGTTCTTCTTCAACCGCAACCCCGGTCTGTACCTGCCTCTGATTGCCCTGCAGTACCACGAGGTCCGCCTCGACTTCGACCTGACCTCCTACTTCACCAACTACTTCGGCGCCTCCGCCCAGGTGTTCGAGGTGTGGGCCAACTACGTGTACCTGGACACTGAGGAGCGTCGCCGCTTCGCCCAGAAGGGTCACGAGTACCTGATCGAGCAGGTGCAGCACACCGGTGGTGACTCCATCACCGCCAGCGGCAACCCCGGCGCCCAGACCGTCCGCCTGTCCTTCAACCACCCAGTGAAGGAGCTGATCTGGTGCTACACCAACACCACCGCCACTGCCTTCAACAGCATGTGGAACTTCTCCACCTCTTGCGCCAACGTGAACGTGACCTGCGCATCCAGCCCTCTGTACACCCCAGGTGTTCTGCCCCACGCAGCTGCTTGCCCACGCCTGTTCTCCAACATCCTGGCAAACGGCACGACCGCTCTGACCGCAGCTGCCTACACCTCCAACCTGTACTGGATCGAGGAGGGTTCTTCCAACGTGGCTGCCGGCGCTATTGCCACCGGCATCTCCGCTGTGGAGGT